AAGCCGCCGGCCACCAAGTAGCCATCGCCTCCAACTACGGGCTCGAGGGCTCAACCATGGAATGGGAAGGCCTGCCGGTCTACCCCCGCGGCCTTGACGTCTACTCCAACGACGTCATCCCCGCCTATGCGATGGACTGGGGCCGACCAACTGGGCAGCAGGCCGTCGTCATCACCCTGTTTGACTGTTGGGTTTTCAAGGGCGCTGGCTGGGACCATGTGGAGCGCGTCGCCTCTTGGGTGCCGATTGACCACTTCCCCGCCCCGGCCCCAGTTATCGAGTGGCTGGCGCGCCCCAACGTGACGCCGATTGCCATGTCGCAGTTTGGGCTTGATGCGATTGAGCGCCACGACGTTGAGGCGCTGTACGTCCCGCACGCCATTGACACCAAGGTTTTCAAGCCGACGGAGTTGATGCAGGGTAGCGACGGCCAGGTGCCTGCCCGCATATGGATGGGCATCCCCGAGGATGCCTTCGTTATCGGCATGGTGTCGGCGAACAAGGGGCAGGTGGATCGCAAGTCCTTCGCCGAGTCCTTCCTCGCCGCCGCGATGGTCATGCAGAAGCACGACGACGTCTGGCTTTACCTGCACACCGAGCCGAGCCCAGCGATGTCTGGCCTTGACTTGCGGGCGCTGCTGGCCGCGACCGGCGTGCCGATGGACCGGGTCGCCTTCGCTGACTCGTACTCCTATCGGATGGGCATCCCGAAGGAAGCCCTTGCCAGCATCTACACCGGCATGGATGTGCTGCTTCAGCCCAGCCGAGGCGAAGGCTTCGGCATCCCCAGCCTTGAGGCTCAAGCCACCGGCACCCCGGTCGTGGTCAGTAACGCCACCGCGCAGCCCGAGCTTGTCGGCGACGGCTGGCTCTGCGACGTGCAACCCGCCTGGGACGCACCCCAAGGCTGCTGGTTCTTCACCCCGCTGGTGCCCAGTATCGTCGATAACCTTGAGGCTGCCTATGCGCGAGGTCGGGGCCGCTCGCAGCAGGCCATTGACTTTGCCGCCAACTATGACGCCGATGTTGTGTTTGACAGGTATTGGCGGCTAGCGCTTGACGTCCTCCTCGCGCCATGAGGGTCGCTTGGGTCACGCACCACATCCCCAGGGTCAAGGAAAGGCACGCGGCGCTACTGCCGGGGAAGTATGCGGGTGGGGCGGAACGGAACACCGACTACATGGTCACGGCGGCGCCGGCCGGTGTTGAGGTCTCCTACATCGAGCCCGAAGCCGCTGAGAGCGCCGCAGACGAATCCTGGGACCGGGTAGTAGTCGGAGGCACTGACAAACTCTCCGAAGCCTCTATGAATTTCCTAGCGGCTCTCAGGCCCATTGTCTGGGTGCAGCACGCCCAGCACCGCACACCGGCCAAGGCTGACCTGTTCCGCCAGGCCTCGCGGTTCTTGACGATGAGCCGCGCGCACATGGGCTGGGAAGCCGAGTGGACCGGGCGGGCCGACGACTTTATTCACTCTCCGGTTCCGCCGAACTGCGTCGCCCCCGCCGATAAGGAACCTTTTGCCTTGTTCGCGGGCAGACGCCACCCGGCCAAGGGGAAACTCAACGCCCGCATTTGGGCGCAGCGCCACGGCCTGGAACTCGTCGAGCTGGAGAACGCCCCGCACGAGGTCGTCCTTGACCACATGGCCCGCGCCAAATACTTCGTCCACCTCCCCAAGGAGCGGGACGCCTGCCCCCTCGTCGTCATCGAGGCCACCCTCGCTGGCTGCGACATCGTCACCAACTCCCTCGTCGGGCGGCTAGAGCCCGGCGACCCTGCGGCAGTACTCGCCCAGCAACCCGAGCGGTTCTGGCGAATTGTGGAGGAAACAGCATGAAGATCGTTGTCACCGGCTCCGCCGGCACGTTGGGCGCCCCCCTGGTCGCCGAGCTGCGGGAACGCGGCCACGACGTCTGGGGAATCGAACTCCAGCACACCGGCCAGCCCCAGACCGTGCGCGCCGACGTCGCCGACTACCGGCAGCTTCGCGCTGCCTTCGACCGCGTCGGCGACTTCGACCTCGTCTACCACCTGGCCGCCGAGTTCGGGCGCATCAACGGCGAGGAGCACTACGAGCAGGTCTGGCGCACCAACGCCATCGGCACCCGCAACGTGCTTGAGCTTCAGCGTGAGCGCGGCTTCCGCCACGTCTTCGCCTCCTCCTCCGAGGTTTACGGTGAGGCCGACGCCGAAGCCATCGACGAGCGCTACCTCCTTAACAACCCGCAGCCGCGCCTCACCAACGACTACGCCATCAGCAAGCGCGTGAACGAGGAGCAGATCCGCAACTTCGCAGACCGCTACGGCACCAAGACCATGACGCTGCGGTTCTTCAACGCCTACGGGCCCGGAGAGCGCTACCACGACTATCGCTCGGTGGTGTGCCTCTTCGCTTACCGGCTTCTAACCGGGAAGCCCATCACGGTGTATGAGAACTATCACCGGGTCTTCATGTACCAGGGCGACTTCTTGGTCAGCCTCGCCAACGCGGCCACGAGCTTCGCCCCAGGCGAGACCGTGAACGTCGGCGGCGACGAGTACGTCAGCGTGGAGGACATGGCAAACATGCTGCTCGAGGTCACGGGCGCCCACCCGTCTTTGGTGAACCGCCTGCCCTTGGACAAGCACAACGTCACCAGCAAGAAGCCTGACATCTCCAAGGCCAAGGCACTGCTGCACCACAACCCGCGCACAAGGCTCGCTCAGGGACTCCCCCTGACCGTCGACTGGATGCGGAAGCATTACGAAATCGGAGGCTGACCGTGGCAATTGCTAACGGCTACGCAACCCTGGCGCAGATCAAGTCTGCGCTGCGCATCCCGTCCGGCGACGCCACCGACGACGCCCTCCTCGAGATGGCCGTCGAGTCCGCGTCCCGACTCATCGACGCGTACTGCGGCAGGAACTTCATCAACGCCGGCACCGTCACCCGGTACTACAACACCGAGAACCCCTACGTCGTGCAGATCGACGACGCCCGATCCATCGCCCAGGTCGAAACGTCCACGGGCCTGGATGGCGTCTATGACACGACTTGGACGATTGGCACTGCGGGCGGGCAGGGCGACGCCCAGCCGGAGCCGATCAACGACTATCTCGGTGGCGTTGTGTGGCCGTTCACTCGCATCCGGGCCATCGGCGACTATTCCTTCCCCACGGGGCCGGAAAATTCAATCAAGGTGCGGGCTGTCTTCGGCTGGCCCAACATCCCGGTCACGGTCACCCAGGCCACGATCCTCCAGTCGTCAAGGATCTTCAGCCGCTTGCAGAGTCCCCTAGGCGTGGCGGGCTTCGGCGACATGGGAATCATGCGGGTCAGCCGCGGCCTTGACCCTGACGTCGTCCAGCTCGTCGAGGGCTACCGCCGCGTCAACGGTGTCGCATGACCGCCCTCACCGACCTACGCACCGGGCTCGCCAACCGGCTCACCACCATCACCGGCCTGCGGTCCTCGGCCTACATCCCCGACAACCCGCAGCCGCCCGTCGCCGTCGTGATGCCGGGCCGCATCCAGTACGACACCGCCTTCGGGCGCGGGTCGGACGAATACTCATTCACCATCATGCTCATCGTCGGCCGCGTAGCCGACCGGGCATCACAGACCAACCTCGACGCCTACTGCGCCTCTAGTGGTAGCGCGTCGGTGAAGGCGGCAATTGAAGGTGACCGCTCCCTCGGGGGCAAAGCCTTGGACTGCCGAGTCACAGAAATGACTAACCAGGGCTCGTTGAGCATCGGGGACGTCACCTACCACACGGCGGAATTCAACGTCAGCGTGATTGCTGCCGGCTAACACACAGAAGAAGGAGGCCACTACCGTGGCGAAATTTGTAGGCAAGAACCTTCGGGTGAAGGTCGGCAGCACCGAGCTCACCACCAACATCGCAAGCGTTGAGGTCACCGAGACTGTCGACGAGATCGAGACCACGGCGTTCGGTCAGTCTGCACGCAGCCGCATCGCTGGCCTCAAGGACGCCTCGGTCACCATCAGCCTGCACCAGGACTACGACGCCTCCAGCGTCAGCGCCACTCTTGCTGGCGTCTTCGGTGGCACGGCCAACGTGGTCAT